GCCTTTCCTTTTTGGTTAAAGATCCTGATCGTGGCATTTTTCCCATTCAGCTCGCTGATCGGTCGCATGTTTTCATCCAGTAACTCATACCCAAAAAGAGAGGCAGAGTCGCCTTGTTTAACGACTGCCCCTCCTTCAAATTGCTTTAGATTCGTAGAATTTAATAGTGCCATTAAATCCTCCTTTTGTTACATGTCAGTACAATCATCCAAATACTTGTCTTCAACCCATTGTGAGCTTGCAGGATGGTTGATTCTTGCCCAGCCGTTTAGTTTTTCGTAGACACGCACTCGTGTCCCTGCAGCGATAAACTCTTTGTCCTGACTATCAATGCGAGGACCAGCCTCTACATAATAGTCAGTAGTTAGAGTTCCTTCGTAGTAAGGTTTATCTGACACTTCAAGACGAGTGTTTACATCCAGCTCTTTGTCAAATGGACTTTGCGCAGGAGCTGGCGCAGGGGTTCCGCTCTCACGGAATACGATCTCACGAGGACGACCATTGAGATCCCACATGTAGTTGTAGTCATTTTCTGTCACTCCGTCTAGACCATAGTTGCAATGGATAGCGGTACTGCCGCTTGTCATAATAACAACGTGGCCAAATGCTCCGAGAGAGCTAGAGCCATCACGAGGCGCCCAAATCACCACATCGCCACGTTGTGCATCAAATGAGCCGTCTACTGCGTCAAAGACTTTAGCATAGCCAATTGCTGGCAATGCTTGTTGTAGTGTTTCTGTATTGTTGTTTAGGCTGATTTCAAGTGCATAGCTTACTGCAGACGAACAGTCAAATTCAATGCGTCCGTCACCATCTGCATCGTTTCCATAGCGATCTCCCATGTCGTAGTGTACGGGGATTGCTTGTAAGTGATGCATGCGAGCGATACTTGATTCAATTTTACTCATTTTCTTTCTCCTTTAATTCAAAAGCCACCACCCAAAAATAGGCAGTGGCTAGTAAAAAGATTGCTGTTTTAAGAGCCAGTCTTTTAATCAGCATTTGGCTCTTCGTATTCGAGCGCTCGTGTGCTATCTCCAAGCCCTGTCGTTGTAGGGTCTGGCACGATATTCAAAGCGTTGAACACTGTTAATCCTACAAGGTAAGGATTTGATACAAACTTACCAAGTAGACCAAATACTGCGCCCCAGCTTGTCAAATCTTCGAATTTGATGCCAAAGTAAGCCAAGATAGGCAATACTAAAGCAAGTGCGAAGCGTGTTACAAATGCACGGTTTTTAAAACGTACTGTCCAGTTAATTTTCATAGTTGTTCCCTCACATCTAAATTATTATATTTTTTATAGAGAGCATCAATATACCCATTGCCACCAAGTTTTTTATAGCTTTTATGCATTTTGTGAATGATATCGGACTCGTGTACAGTGGTATATCCACGCTTAATAGCTGTACTGATATCACGCTCTAGTCTTAAATACATCGTGACTAGATGCGCTTCATCGTGTACTGCTAATTTTTCGTTTACTTCATCAATCTTCTTGTTGTTGTCCTCGCCAACTTCTTGGACTGTTTCCACAGCGTGTTGGATAGAGCCTAACTCATCTTTGATCTCATCAAATTGTTTCTTACTGAGATTGGAAGCAGTGACAGCCTTCATGCCGAACCAGCCAGAAGCAACTGCTGTAAGTGTTGGCCCGAGGTGTGCGATTAGATCTGCCAAACTCAATCGGTCACCACCCCTTCTACTAGATTAAGGGTTGTGGTGTAGCTGTGGCCACTGGTTGTGTTTCAAGATCTCCACTTGGTTGTGCTGGCTTGTTTTCCTTTGGAAGTTCCCATTTCCAGACTGCAAGTTTTCCATCTTGCGACAATTTACCTTCGAGTTCTTCTACGCTTTCGCCATTGTAGGTAAAATCATTATTTACTTGCACAAGCACACGAGTGCCTTCGCCATATTTAGCGATGTGATTTGGATTATTAACAACAAAGATATCGTGCGCCTTGTATTCTTTGCCAACTTGGCCAGTTTCTACCAATTCCAATCCACGAGCATACAGAGTTGGATCAATTGGATTGTCTGTATCTGTTACACGAGCAAGAACTGACCAATCAGCCACTGATTTGACGCTTTGGATTTGTTGAGTCATCGCTTCGTTTTCTTTGGTCAACTCTTGGATTTTAGCGATAGCGTTATTGTTGGCTTCGACAGATTTGTCTAGCTCTTTTTTGATTGCTACGACTGCGCCAGATGTGTCAAGCTCCATGCGCACGATGTTCAATACTGCTTCAACCAGTGTCGCATCATCTTCTGCCATGCGGTTTGTTGGCAAGATTTCCTCAAATACTCGATAAGGAAAATCTTGCTTGATTGCTACCTTTGTGGTGTTAGCTACTGCATCGTATGATTTAAATTGTACTTTGTAATCCATTATTTAGTTACCTCGTTTTTAGTTTTGATTTCGTTGAAAAGGTCCATCAAATCCTTATCCGATTCTAGGACGGAGCGATAGCTTCCAACTTCTTGAGCAAGTTGTGCTACTAGTTGCTGTGACTCAGTAAGACGAGCCTTAAATTCGGCCTCATTGATTGTCTTATTTGCCAATTGGTTGGCTAGATCAGTGATAATTGCTACATAAGTGTTTTCGTTCATTTTTCTACCTCTTAATAAAAATCGTTAAAACCGATAGTTTGATCTGCTGTGACCGAATAAATGGTATGTTCGTACATATTCAATCCCCACGAAGGATACTTTTTGCGGATGATTTCGAAATTTTGTCTGAAATGCTCCAACAATACCCCTAAATTCCATGCACCGCCATGTCCTCCTTCTCCATGCGAGGGAATGGTGAAACCAGTCGGCTGAAATTGTAGACCACCTCCTGCATTGACTGCATGCCGAAATTGTATTCTGTCCCCGACTAATTCAATCCTGTCATACTTCGAGGTGCTTGTGTCTCGGAAAATCCGTATGCCAGAGAATTGACTATCAGCTTGATCCTGAGTTCTTGCATAACGCATAGTCTCGACAGATTGATGTGATGTGTTACCTAACACGGTCATCACACCGCCCTGCGCAGAATCTCTAAAAATGAGCGCTCCTAAAGTATTATTTTTTTTTGAGGTGTTGTATCTTTCACGAAATATCATGTTACTTCCGCTCTTAAATTCAATTGTAGCCTCTTGATTGTATGTGATCTTTGATTTATCTAAATTGATGTCCATTGCGCCCTTGTTGGATAAAATCCTACCACCGCTAATTCGTTCTGCTGAGAAATCAATTGAAGCAATTTGCGTGATAAAGGCTTTTTGTGATGTCAGTTCCCTGATAAATGCTTTATTTGATACAAACTTGTCAATCATAGCAGAATCAACTAATAGCTTGTCGGCAGTGACAGAATCTGACGCCAAAATCTGAGTCGTTACTGACCCAGCTTCCATGTGACCGGTTCGGACGCTTTGAGAAGCTAGATGCCGGCTTGTGATGGATCCATCAACCACCATGTCACCTTTTACCTTGATCATCTTAGCAATTAAAGCAATGGCTTCCGGTTCCTGTACTAGCAAGGAACTGATGGTCCTTCCATTGATGCTCTTACCTGTACCAAATGAAATTTGACCATCTGTGATATTGATGTCTGTTTTCTTCAAAACACCATCAAACTGGCTGACAATACTTGCCACTTGACCATTGACCGTTTGCTGATAACTAGCAAACCGCCCATTGATGCTGTCCTTAAAATAATCCAACTTGTCATTGAGTACAGAGTTTTGACTGGATAGCCTCATTCCAAATTCTGTAGAAAACGTTGAAAATTGCCCATCAATTCCTTGTTTAAATTCAGCAAGTTTGGCTTCAATCACGGATGAACCGTCATCAGTAGGCGGTTGATAAGCTCTCTTGACAGATCCTTCATACACATCAATGTCACCAAACCACAAACTTGAAGTCTGTCCATTTGATGATCCAGTGTTGTCAAATCTTAAAAATGCTTCATCGTATTCCTCAGAATTGACTGTGAAATAGTAGCGTGTGATTCTATCTTGTGGAATAGCGATCTTGTCAGCAAGAGTGAAAACTTTTGAAAAGTTTGCCGTCTCGCCTTTCTTCCTTGCTAGGAAGTAGAATGTTGCAGGTTTAAGATTGTCTGATCCAATTGCATCAAATGAGATCGTGTAAGTTGTATTTCTCTTGATGTTGAAGCGCTGGGATGCTGCT